ATAACTCTCTTTTATTATTTTTTATATATTTAATTTAGGGGCCCATTGTATAATTAAAAATTAGATTATCATCTTATTTTCCAATCAGGCTATTTTATACTTAAATTTTATAAACTCAATGAGAATATTTTCATTTAATTTTATTAAATTTTAATTTTCGCACACAATAATAGTATCAATCGTTTTAGTTGTATCAAGTTAGTTAAACTCATCTTTTTGTTATTATCAGTATGCGATAGCTTGTAAATATCGTGATTCGAACCCATATTTATCGCATGTCAGCACAATTATGTGACTGTCCGACAATGGAACGCTAGAAAAATGAATAAACGAGCAAACAAATCTGATCCTGGAATTGCCAGGAATTCTTTATTGGTTAAACGGACAAATGTATTCTTTAAGGACACACACGGACAAAATTTGCATATACAGAGCGCTTTTCCGCGCTATGGCAATCCCATAAACGAAACAAACATGGAACAATTTAATAATAATAATGAATTTCCTCGAGAGGAAAGTTTTTCAAACCCTTTGAATGAAACTAGTCAAATTATGGATGAGATACTCATCCCCAAAACAATCATGAATTCTACGAATAATAATGATATTGCGTCGCGAGCGACGAGCTTTTTAGATTTTGATATTGAAGTTAAACAAAATAAGCCTACGAATGAAAAATTATTGTGGGTAGACTCTTATGACAACGGTCTTGAACCAGAATTAGTTATTGCAGAAACATTACTTAGTCTTAATAGTTTAGGAAAACCATTTATTTTGCGTCCGAATAATGCACGTGATTTAAGTGAGACATTAGTTAATTTATTAATGAATTGTCTCGACGATAGAAAATGTATCGACGGTTTTGAAATTTTTACTCTTAAACGCGTACAAATTACCCTTGTTAAAATCAAGGATAGCGTGCACGCTTTTGCCGTTGGAGTGTTGAGAAAACCCGTTTTATTTGTCACTTGGGAAAAGAAACAAGAAATTTTAGTTGATGGAGTAGATAGTTGGATGTCTAGACCGACATTCACGTTTCAACATGATTTAGTTCAGATAATTAGGTCTATAACAAATAGTAATAAAATTATTAGTGTTATGACTAGATCGTATGAAGCTTTAGCTGTCTGTTATCGTGACATACCTCCTCTCCACCATTTGATACGTCTTAGACTCGCAAATGTTGGGGTAGCTTGGGTTGCACCGAATTGGTCTAACTACACAAAAATTACTGGCACTTTGAAGTGTCATTTGTGTGGTAAGGTTAATCAAGGTGTGTGTCATTGTAACCGCGACTTTACTACACCATATCAACGACAAGCTGAAAAACGCGCTGCAAAACGAACAGAGGAGTACTTTGAGAATACTGAAGAAGTGATTTCAGAACCAACTTTTAAGACGACCAATTGGCGTCTGGATCGAAAGAAAAGTATTGATATTTCGAAAGAAATTGATATAAAGATTGTCGATCCAGTTGAAAAACCTGGCCGGTTTATTCATGGTAAGGTTACCAAACTTGGTAGTCGTAATGTGCCTTCAGTAGTTTTAGCTAATGCTAAATATGATCGTGAACGTGAAGAGACTACTGTTCGTCAAAAGAATTTTGCGGTGTTTATGGATCGTTTAGCCTTAGGTAAGAAAGTGAAAAATGCACCGACTAAACCTAGAGAACAAATACCTAAGGAGAAGAAGAGTAAAGTTATTGCTCCTCCACCCGGCATTGCAATTACTCCAAGTCGCTGGGAAGTTGATAATCATGTCATTACAGACCTTTTTGGCATGGATATTGCTTCTGATGGTGAGATAGTAAAACCTGAAGGTGAATTGGTAGCGCAGGGTTTGGAAAATATTATTTTTCCTGATGAATACCCTTATACCCTGTCTGCTAGTACACCTAATGCATGGTTAATTGTTGAACCCTACTTAGATTTTTGGGCTAAACATAGTGTTAGTAAGACCGTAGCCCTAGGAGCTTTGTATGCCGAAGCAGATCGACAAAATAAAAGTCCACGTGAGTTTATTAAATATCGTTTTGAATACACGTCAGCTATGTACCCTTTAACAACTATTGGACAAGCTTTGACTTACATTTTTGTTGATTTCGAAGATAGACAATCAATTATTAGGAAACGCGATCATCGAAAACAATTTAAATATGCTCAAGGTGATCCTGAAACAGGTGAACGTACCGATGGTGAAGTCGAAGTGCCAAATGGTTTTATGCGACCATATGCGCCTGCACCAACAACAGCAATCGATGCTCAAGAACATAGCCATAATGCTGATATTCCTGATGATCCTGCATTGGATTACGATTATCCTAGTCCTGAAGGTATTCATTGGTATTTCTCTCCTATTTCAGATCAAGTGAGAGTGCAATTGGCTGTTCAAGAATTTTTAGATATGGCTTCATATGTGGAGGAGTTTAGACGCCGACAAATTTTGCGTTTGTGTTTGGATGTGTTCGAAGTTACTGGCACAGGTTGTTTTAATCACATGCTAACGTGTATGAATGCTCGTGCTGTGCACAAACCCGATGAAGTTATTGGTGTTGCATTCACCAAATATTTGGTTTTAGTTAAATCCATCGTCATGATTAAGCGTGACCCCGAAGCATCACTCAATCAGAGTTTTTTACATGCACAAGGTTTACTCGATGGAGGAGTTTCATCATCTATTGCTGATGCAGCTAAATCAGCTAAAGCAGCAATGACTTCCCTCGAATCAACTAGCGATGCAATTAGAACCGCTATCTCGGACGCAACGTCACAAGCAAAATCATTTATGGCTTCTTATTATACACCAGTTGCTGATACAATAAAATGCATCGACCATGTATTTAAATGGACTGATTTTGTTAAAATAGGCTTGCGCTTTACAGCGTTTGCGCGGGCTGAATTAGATTGGGCTTTAGTAATATCATTTTTAGTTGATACGATGTGTGATGTTAGTCAAGCCTTACAACGCGCTAAAGCCTGGTCAGAGAAAGCAGAGTTGTGTATTAAGATCACACAATTAAAGGATGAATCGGCTGCCATGCAAAAGTTTTGCAATTCACCAGCGAATGTTGATAATTGGACGTCCTTTCAGAAACAATGGAATGACATAAAGTTTGCGCAAGGTTTAAGTGGTTTATTCGACAACTTTTTGAGTGTGTTGGCTGGTTTATCTGGTAACACAATGAAATATTTGCGTAATTTCAACACTGTAATAACAGCGTGGCGAAACGCACAACCAATTTCTCGCCAACTTATTAAGTTATTACCGGAGTGTGTTCGTGAATTGTTCGGTCTTGTGAATGATAGTTTTATGGTCACTGATGAGGATTATGTCTCGTTTACTAAGGAATTCTCGTCGATAGATCGAATGTATTCAGCTGAACCACGCTCGATAATGGATATTTCATTGAAGAAAATAGAGGAGATACATGAGAATGCGTGTGAATATTTTAGACGCGCTACCATGTGTGTTACCCGAGGTGTGAATACTGTGTTTTTGTCGTATGCACAGAAAAGAATGTCCACAATTAGAGCTGCACGATCGAAAGTTGAGTTACTAACAGCGAAACGGTATAACCCTATGGGAATTTTGCTATATGGTGCACCGGGTGTTGGTAAATCGGAAATCGCAAAAAAAATCGGTTTGCATTATCTGCATTGGGCTAATGATCCGGAGTTGCTAGCTGATGAAACATTCAAAATGATGTCGAAAGGTGGAATGTATAGTTTTCAATCACAATTAGATTTTTTCGATGGTTATGGTCGCGAAGGCGTCATGATTATTGATGAGCTTGGTAGTAGAACTGATGGTGAGGACTTAGTTAATTTGTTCTCACTAATATCAAATAATACATTCATTCCTCCAATGGCATCATTAGATGACGATGTGGTTGGTTCGAAAGGAACACCATTCACCTCTCACACCGTTATAGCTTGTAGCAACGTCTCCCAATTTGACCATCTTAATGGTGCTTTTATTACACCTGCAGCAATAAATCGACGTTTCATGGCTCGTATCCAAGTCGTGAAGAAATCTGATGGTTATGATTCTAAGTTTAGCAATTTAAGATTTTTGCTCCATGGAACAAGTGAAGAACTAACTCTTGGTCAATTGCTGACTTTATTAAAAGACCACCCGATTTATGGTTTTAAAAATCATTTTCTTAGACAAATGACAATTGATCATGGATTAATCGATCTCGAACCAGTACCGAATATGGATAAAATTTTTTCTCCTAAAAGCACTCCTTATAACACCACTATAAAGACAACTCAAGGTGGTGCTGCAGAAGTTGCTTTAACCTTGGCACGTGTTACATCAGCAATTGCTTTTGGTTTTGGTTTGAAAATTTGCTCTACTGTTGAACAAGCGACTTTTACTCAGAAAGTTGTTGGTTGGTGTGGTGTAATAGCTGGTGGTCTTGGCTTGTTATTAGCGACATATGTTGAAACTAAACGTGCGGATGATAAAGAACATTCAAATATCATCTATGATTTGCGTGGTATGAATAAGCATGATGTCGCTGATTTCCTCGAATATAGGATTCAATCTGGAAAAGGAGGAGGTAAAAGTGGTGCACCTAAAGTGCGCACTGTAAATAAGACAAGTTATCGAGGTCGCTTAGTTAAACAAGGTAAATACACAAAAGCTGAGTATGATGAAACCCTGATGGTTCTACGTGCTTATTTGATCAAAGCACTTAAGAATGATCCTGCTCAAGCTGATGCTTTAGAAGAAGCTATTGAAATGATTGAATTTGAACGAACTCAACTTGATCCGAGTGATCCTGAATTGCGTCGTAAGTTAACTCAAGGAATTGAAGATATGGTTGCTATGAGCGTTGAAGATAAAGCTGCTCGTGCACTATGTCGTATTGAAGTTTGGGCGAATGGACAAAGAGTGATTGGTATGAATGCTATACCTGTTGGGCATATTCATTTTGTTGCCCCTTTGCATTTGTTAGAACATTCAACAAATGATTCAATAATTAAGATAGTTTGGTTAGCTGGCGCTAGAGAATTTGAAATGTTGAGCAGTAAGATTACTGTTCGTGAGCTCGGAGAAGATAGCGCAGTTTATTCGTTTAACAATTTGCCTTGGCGTGCACCATCCCTTTTCAAAAATTTGGTGAGAGAATCGGAATTGGATTTCATCAAAGAATGTCCGGTATCTCTTGTCACAAAAAATCGAGGAGTTAATGTAATTGGCATTTATTCTACAATTGGTAGTCGAGTGACTGAGCCAGATGAGTATTTTGGAACCAATGGAACACGTTATCGTTTGTTGAAGGGTTTCCATTACCAAATGAACACCACGTTTGGTGATTGTGGTGGTCCAATTATTTGCCACGACAAAGATATCCCACATAAAATCGTGGGGTTTCATGTCGCTGGTATGTTGGATCAACCTTATGGTATGGCCCATTTGTTAACATATGAGGAAGTGCAACGCGTTATTGGTGACGACTTAATGGCACGAACAATTGAATCACCACGTGTGGCTATGGGAGCTATTGAATTGGTCGCTTACCATAAACCAATTTTAGCATCTAATCGTCGAACCAATTTTTTCCGCACCAATATTGAATGTTTTCCAGAACCTAAACATCCGACGGATCTTAGAATTCATAATGGTGTGGATCCGGTTTTAAATGCAATGATGAAAAATGCCACTGATCGCTCGACCCTTTTAGATGTTGATGATGCAACAGTTCATCTTGTTGCTAAACATTTACTTAATAAAATGGAACGAACACCAGGTAGACGAATAAGAACATTTCGTGAAGCGTTGAGTAAAATAGGGTCATTAGATCGGGTGAATTTGAAATCATCACCTGGTTATCCATATATTTTGAAGGGTCGAAAAACAGATTATGTTCAAATTGACGAAGAGGGTTTGATTGACATTAAAGATCCTCAAATTGAGCGTGATACTGAGCGCATTATTAACGACGCTAAAGATTTTATCCCCAATTTAATGTGGACCTCTTGTGGTAAAGATGAATGCTTAAAACCTGACAAAGCTTGCCGCATTTTTGAAATTCCACCTTTTTCATTCACTATGGCTCTTCGTCAATATTTTGGTGATTTTGTATCTTATGTTCATGCTAATCCAATGAAGTTTGGTTCTATTGTTGGTCTCAATCCAGAAAGTTCTAAATGGAATGAGTTAATGCTTGCTCTTCGTGCCGTGAGCACTATTGGATTAGCTGTTGATTGGAAAAGATACGATTCTACACTTGTTGTTGCTGCTTTTTTGCTATTAACACTTTTAGCAAACGGTTGGTATGACGATGGTGTGGTAAATGGCAAAATTAGAGCTAATTTAATTAATTCATCACAATCACGAATGACTGTTTTTGAGGAATTTGTTCTATTCATTCTTTTTGGTAATCCATCTGGATGGATGTTGACGACCATTGTCAACACTTTCGGTCAATATTTAATGTTTGCTAAATTTTGGCTTGAACATGCACCCGCTGAATTGCGAGATTTAACATTTATGGACAAACACATTGCTATGTTTCTATATGGTGATGATGGTATCCTTTCGGTTTCGCGAGAAGTGCGGTATTTCTTTAATTTTGAGAACATGGCTCCCTTCTTTCTAGCATATGGTATGACAATCACATCTGATGCTAAAGATAGTGGTGCTGCTTTCATGCCTGTGGAAGAACTAACTATCCTTAAGCGTGGTTTTAGAAAAGACACCAAAGGATTATGGGTACCTACAATGGCATGGAATACTATGTTCAACATGGTCAATTATAATCGCAAGAGTAAACATTCTACTCCCAAGGAAACATTTGAAGTAGTTTTTAGAAATTTTTTGGTTTTTCTCTACTTCTATGGACAAGAAGAATACGATAGAGTTACTAAATTAGTAGGTATACCGTGTCCTTCTTGGCAATATTTTAACCATTACTTTTATAGTGTTGGTCAGTTTTTGGCTAGCATTCCAGAATAAATAAACATGATCTTTTACTTATTAATTTTAATATTAGCTGAGGCTAATGCTTTTAGTTTACTTAATGATACTTATGAGCAATTGCATGGTGATGAAGTCACCGGTGTTGCTCTAGATTTTTTTAGTAGAGCTATTGCTCTTCTAGGCAATTTTAAGTTTTATTTTATTATTATAACTTTAGTTAGTTTCTATTTAGCTACTCGATTGATCTTTAAGGTGTTTTTTACGCCTTTTTATATGCTTTATAGAATTTTGAGACCATGTTGCCAGATTATGCGGTACCATGTTTTACAAGGAACAGCTATGTCTCGCAATACTATGTGGGCTCAAGGAGACGAAACTACGCCTGGTTGTGAAGGTATATCTAAGTCAATTGACCAGGCTTGCCCAAGTTCAACAGCAATGAAAACGATTATTGACGGTAACCCACCACTTGTTAGCGAGAGCAAACCACCTAAACTCGTTGATGCTACAGTGGTTGGTGAAGATACCGATTGTAATAAAGCACGTAACACCATGTTTTCAGGTGAGACTATAACATCTGTTATGTCTTATCGGAGACGTAGACCACCTAGTGATATGATGTATCGTGCTAATACGAGTGAGTATAATACTAATGCCAAAGTAGATTCATTTATTTTTTCGAATGCCGCTTTAGTCGGTTATTTAGTTTACGAAAGTAGTATATCATCTTTGATTACTGCTTCACCTAAGTTCAATTTCCTTAGAACTCTTTGGACTTATTATCGTTTTGGTGTTAAAATCACTATTCAACCCACCGTTAATCCTATGGCTTCTGGTGTGTTGGCCGTTTCAGTTAGTTCGTATCCCAACTCAGTCACTTTGACTCCAGCAGCCAGAGATACTTGGTTTGCTAATCTTGGTGCGTTCAATCCTGTTTTCATCCAGTGTTCAGCCAATCAACATGCAGAGATCGTGGTGCCAGATGTTGTTTTGGATCGATGGTTGAATAACGAATACATTGGCGGATCTTCAGTCTCGACATTAACTAGTTTCACCTTAGGTCGACTTGGAATTTTTGTGGTTTGTCCATATTCCACTAATACAGGCGGACCATCAAGCTTACGATACAACGTTCATATACAACTTGTTGACGTGCATTGTAAGTGGCCTCAAGTCGCTAGATTTTTGACTCAAGGTATAATTGATTTTAATACTAGTGTTAACGTGATCGACAAAATGACTAATTCATCTCTACCTGTTGATATTAGTGGTGGGTCTGGCGCTATAAGTGCATCTGGTTTTGGAATGGACTTACCATCAGACACGCGTCAGTATGATTATCATGTACGACGTGTTTTCCAAAAAATGTACCCAACTAGAGGTAAAATGACAGTTAACCGGTTAACGTTTAATCAATCCGATTCTGCATCATACCCATTCATTGGGGATGATCAAATGTCACTAAGTTGGTTGATGTCGAAACGTAATTATTGGCGAGATGATAAATTCACCAGTTCTGATGTTGCAGATTCTCTCATTTTTTCAGGTCGAATGATATCTCCACAACCTACAACCATTGCAACTATCAATGGTATTCAAGACGTGTTAATGGGTATGGGATTGTACTGTGAATTTGACGCGATTGTCTTCACTTTTATTGTCCCTAAAGTTCCCTATCAGAATGGTAAATATTTAGTTACTTTAGTTAGTGGTCTAGCATCTATTCCTTCTACCATTAATACTTCCACTTTCAACATGACATCGGCGCCTTCTTTGATAATCGATTTATCTGCTCCTGATGTCGCACATGAATTTAGAGTCCCATTCACATTACTGTCAGAATTTTTTCCTGCTGGCTTTACACAAAATCATATGCGTCATGCTGTGCCTCGCATAGCTATGTACTGCCTTAATCCTATTTCTACTAATTTAATGGCTCCAAGTTCGATTACATGTACAACTTTCCAACACTTCGAAAATTTTCGCACCATTTACCCATCTCTCAATATGTCAACTCAGGGAGGTGATTGTGTTTCGACAGGTGCTAGAGTTGCCGTACCAAATGATAACGTTTTCACTCGTAAGACTGACGATGCTATCTCCATTAAACAATATATGACACCATCTGTGCTGGCTCTTACTCGCGAAATTAAAGTCGATGCCGCAAATAAGGAGTGTAACATCTCCATGACATATAGCGCCTTGATTGGCTCCATGCCTTTCGGCCCGTGGTACAGATTCTACAATGGATCCTTACGTTTGGGTGTCCAAGTTATACCCTATTTTGATGGTGCTCCAACTGACAGAGTCGAACAAGTTTTATTAACTTTTGGTCGTCGTGGGTTTATCTCATCAAGCACCACGCCTGCCAGTGTCACAACATCTCCATTTGCTAAATTGATCAATGATTTACCAGTTGTATCTGGCAATTTAGTCGAGCTTAAGAATTTTCAAGCCGACATAACTGCAGTCACTGGTGGAGCATATGTTCCTGGTTATCCGCAATTTCCTATTCTACTCGATCTAATACATGAGCGTATGACTCATGTTGAATTACCATTACTTGGGCCTAACGGATACATCGATATGTGGCCCATTGATACTGTCAGTAAAACTGCCGATGAGTATGGTTTTACAATGTCTATTGACCCTATTTTTAGAGGGTCTTTCATCGATGGCATCATATTCAAAGTTTTGCTTTGGGTTTCTGCTGGTGACGATCTTCAAGCTTGGGGATTAAATCCAATGGGATCTGGAACTCAAGCAGCTATTGCGAGCGTGCCAAAACAGACAGTCGCTGGCTCTTCTATAGAAACTATGCCTTGGGCTGGTATTCCTAATTATGTCTACTAGACATTTATTTTGAGTTTTGTAATATCTTAATAAAAATTACAGGTTATTAACCTCACCGAGTAGGAAGAAAATAAAAATTTGTTTTAGTTTTTAGTGTGCCTATACTTATTTTTCTTTATATATTTTGCTTATTAGTCTTATTTAGATGAAAATGTAATTTATTTTCAAAACACGCTACATATTTATATATGACACAGGGCAC